ACAGCACGGTTTTTTGTGCTGAAATGAGGTGTCCCGATGAGTCGTGGACGTAAACCAGTACCCCGACAGATTTTGAAGCTCAGGCGCTCGTCTGCGCTACGGAAGGACCGCCACAAGCGACCGGAACCGAAGGCGCCCGATAAGGTGCCGCGGTGCCCACAATGGCTCGATGCGACGGGCAAGGCCTGCTGGAAGCGGGTTTGTGCGTCCTTGGGGGCCATGTCGATCCTGAAAGCGGCGGATGCCGAGGTCCTCGCGGGCCTCTGCCAGAATTGGGCCTTGTTCGTCCGCGCGTCGAAGGTGCTGAACAAGATGACCATCGACGGCTCGTTTGAGATCCGGCGAACGGCGGCCACCGCATCGGAGGCGTACAAGAACTACCTCCGCGCCTGCGAGCAATTCGGCTTGACGCCGTCGGCCCGGACCCGGATTGACGTCGGAATCGAGACGAAACAAGAGGACGCCTTGGACAGATTGCTTGCCGGAAAGGCTGGTTGAAAGGATTGGTGATGGCGAAACCGTGGACGGAATTAGACACAGACGCAAACAGGCGCGCTCGGCAGATTCTTAACGCAACCGCAACAGAGCTTTCGGAAGATCCAATCGACGACGATGCGAACGATTTCGATCGTCTTCAGGAATCGATTACATGGCTAGGCTACGTGATTGCGTTATCTGCGGCCACCATTGTTCACGAGCTTGGAGACGGCAGCGCGGGGTTTCAGGATAGCGGTTGCGGAAAACGGGGCGATGCCAGCAATAGCTAAACTCGGTCCCCTGAAACGCAAAGCCAAGTCCGAGGGCTGGGCCGATTGGATTCGGACCGCGCACGACGAGCGTGCGGTGTTGAACGGCTGCCGCTTCGACCTTGCCGCGGCGGAAAAGGTCCGCAGGTTTTTCGGGCTCCTGCGGCACTCGAAAGGCCGCTGGGCCGGGAAGCCGTTCGAGCTGATGGACGATCAGTGGCAGGACATCATCGCGCCAACGTTCGGCTGGATGCGTGCTGACGGAACCCGCCGAATCCGTAAAACCTACGTCGAGGTGGCAAAAAAGAACTACAAATCGACGCTCGGATCGGGCATTGGGCTCTACGGGTTGGTCGGCGACGGTGAAGCGGGCGCCGAGATCTACTCGGCCGCAACCAAGCAGGATCAAGCATCGATCGTCCACGCCGAGGCCATCAACATGGTGCGGGCGTCGCCGCTGCTGATGAAGCGGCTTCGGATCAACGAATCCACCAAGGCGATCTCATACCCGGAAACGATGTCGAAATACGCAGCGCTGGCTGCGGATGGGCCAGGTGCCGAAGGCCTGAACATCCATTTCTTGATAACCGATGAGCTGCACGCTTGGGTCAATCGGGTGTTTCTGGACTCGTTGCGGTATGGGTTTGCTGCCCGGTTGCAGCCCCTCTGGTTCATCATCACGACGGCCGGCGTCTTCGACGTAACGAGTATCGGTTGGCAGGAGCACGAGTACGCACGGCGTTGGTTAGATGACAAGGTCGTGGATGAGGACTACCACGCCTACATCCGAGCTGCCGACGAAAAGGACAAAGACAACCTCCTAGACCCCGAAGTCCACAAAAAGGCCAATCCGGGTTACGGCATCACGATCGATCCGCGGGAGATCGCCAAGGCTGCCCAGGACGCCAAGGAGAAGCCGAGTGAGCTGTTTGCCTTCCTTCGGTATCGGCTGAACCTCTGGACGCAAGCATTCAGCGCGTGGCTGCCGCCCGAGAAATGGGCGGCGTGCAGCGGTCCGGTAGACGAGGAGGCCTTGGTTGGCCGGCGAGCCTTTGGCGGGTTGGACCTGGCGAGCCGGACCGACCTTACGGCCTGGGTCATCCTGTTTCCTCCGACCGATGAGGATGACCTGTGGCGGGTCCTGCCCCGGTGTTGGGTTCCGCGGGAAGGTGCCGAGCTGAGGGCGAAAAACGCCGGCGTCAAGTATTTGGTTTGGGCCGAACAGGGATATCTGACGCTCACGGATGGCGCCGAGACGGATTACGAGGCAGTCGTCCGGCAAATCGAGGCTGACCGGGCGAAATTCAACTTTGGCGAGATGAGTATCGGCGCGGACCCCTGGAATCTGTCCGATGTGCGGAACCGGATAGACCCCGACGGCACCCACATATTCGAGGTGCCGCCCTACTATCAGCACATGTCGCTTCCGACGAAAAAAATGGAGGCGATCGTTCTCGGGGAAAATATGGCTCACGGTGGGCATCCGGTGTTTCAATGGTGCATGAGCAACATCGTGCTGTTGACGGACACGAACGGCAACGTTCGGCCGTCCAAAAAGCACTCGAAAGAGAAAATTGACCTCGGCGTGGCGGGCATTATCGCGCTTTCGCGGGCCATGCTCGAGCCCGAGGACACCGAACCCATGGTCCCGATGTGGGCGTGATATTCGCCCTTGACACGGGATGCGGCTTAGCACAATATCTGGTAGTTGTCAATGCCTCCTGGCGGCCGATGTACTATAATTTGGGTGTACGGATATGAAACGTCGCCGAATCCTTGATGGTATAGCCGCCTGCGGCCTTATCCTGACCGCCTACGGTCTCTGGTCGTGGTCACCGCCGTTGGCGTGCATCATCGTGGGGCTGACCGTTGCCGCTGGAGCCGAGGTCATCGGCGCGTACCCGAGGAATCCGAGGGGATTATGAACCGACGTTCGTTCATCCAGCGCGTAGGCGCCGCGGCCCTTGGCGTTCTGGGGGCCATCTACGTGCCGTCGATGCCGTGGGATTCCGATGCGGAGTTCATCGAATCCACCGCCTTTGAGGTCGAAGACATCCGGCGGTGGATCAATGGCGGTTGCAATATCCCGTTTTTCCCCAACTGCACGGAGGAGTTCTTTAACAGTTTTGACTAAGGATACGTTGCGATTACGCGAGACGAGTCCGGCAAGCCGGCGGGGCAGTGGCCGTTTTCCCCCTCGTGTGGGGATTGCCGACCCAAGCCTATCCCCCTCGGCCGGATGACGATGTGATGGTCATTGCCTGTACATGCCAACACGAAGAACAGGACCGGCTGTACGGATCTGGGAAGCGGCTGGCCAACCGGCGAGAACCGCTCTCTTTGGCGAGTGGCCCCCGCTTTCGGTGTACGGCCTGCGGCACAACTTGGCAGTTTGGGCAAGTTTTGGTGATGGAGAAGTTTTCTGTGTCTGAATTATGCGACGAGGCCCAGCAACGTCTCGCCAAGCTTTTCCTCGACCCTCTCTCGTGGATGGCGAGCGGATGCGCGATTTGACATGACCTGAAAAGGCAAAGAACAAGGGCGCACCGGAAGCAGCTTCCGGCGGTGCCGTACTCACCAGGTGCCTATACGGGGGCACGGGTAGAAATACTCGTGTCCCCGGTTCTTTGCGCGAGGGAGCATGGCGCAAGCGATGGTAGAAAGCCAACTACGCGACGTGGGTGTACCCGCGGATCAGACGCGCGAGCTACTCGGCGTGTGCGATGGTTGTGGTAGGCAGCGTGTGGGGGTGTCGATGCAAAGGCAACACCAGGGATTGCCTATCCCCGATCAACGGGACTATCTCGTTCGGATGCGTTGTTCAGTGTGTCCGGGAGTGTGGGGGAAGGAGTTGAAGGTGGCGTTTCCGTCCCCGGTTCTTTGCGCGAGGAGTGGCATTGTTCCTTGACCGATTCATACAGCACCGGTCGACGCTACGGCAGCCGTCTGAGGACTTGTACGAGTCCCTGACGGGTGGGCGTAAGACCGTGTCGGGCGAGCGGATGAACGAGAGTATCGCTTTCGGGCTCGCCGCCTACTACGCTGCGATTCGTTGCATATCCGAAGACTGCGCAAAGTTACCTTTTCCGGTTTATGGGCGATTGACTGCGGGCGGCAAGGATCGCAAGCCGAATCACCGTGTTTACGAGCTGTTGAACGAGTCCGTGAACGATGAGGTATCGTCGCAGTCTTGGCGCGAAACAAGCGCGCAGTACGCCTTGGGCTGGGGTGATGGCATATCCGAGATCAAGCGCGATAGAAGTGGCAATGCGGAGTCGATGTGGCCTATTCACCCCACGCGAATCTCGCTTTTGCGCAATTCTACGAAGCAATTGTTCGGTCGCGTCATCGAGGACGACGGGAGTACGCGCTCGATCCCCTATCGAGACCTGTTTCATCTGCATGGGCTCGGGAACGGCGTGCGCGGCTATTCCATCGCGCGGGTAGCCCGGGAGTCGCTGGGTGGCGCGATCGCCAAGATGAAGTCGGGCAACGCGCTCTTCGGCAACGCCTCGCGTCCGGGTGGCATGGTCAGCTATCCGGTTCCGCTCAAGGACAAGGCAGGATGGCGAGCAGCTTGGAATGCGAGCTTCCAGGGTGCCGATAAGAGCCATCAGACGGCCGTAGTGGACAGTGGGGCAACCTACACGCCGATCGCCGTACCCCACAAGGATTCCCAATGGATCGAAGCGAGATATTTCGACATCGAGGAAATCGCCCGGTGGTTCCGAATGCCGCCCCACAAGTTGCAGCAGCTACTCCGCGCCACGTTCAGCAATATAACAGAGCAGAACATCGAGTACGTTGTCGACACGCTGCTGCCGTGGCTCAAACGATTCGAGGTTGAAGCTAAACGCAAGCTCCTGAACAGCCGCGCAGACCGAAGCGTGTTCGCGGAGCACCTTGTCGACGGTCTGCTCCGCGGCGCCCCGCGCGAACGCAACGAGGCATACCAGATTCAGCGTCGAAACGGCATCATTAACGGCGACGAATGGCGTGAGAAGGAGAATATGAACCCGATCAAGGGCGGCGCGGGTAAGACGTACATCGTGGAGGGCAACATGACCCGCTTGGACCAGGTCGGCGAGACGCCGGACGATGTCATTGGCAACGCACCCGAACCTCCTGGGCCCCCCGTCGAGGAGGTCGAGGAGGAGGAGAGGATCGGCCGCGGCGCCATCAAGCTGCTCATCGCCGAGGAGACGCGACGCATCGCGCGCGAGGCCGAAGTGACGGGCGGCGAAGACCCCGGTAAGCGCGCAGCGCTCGTCGATCAGGCTGCGGAAGCCTGCCGGCCGGTGCTTTTGGACGGTTTTCGCCGGGTTTTCCGATGTCAATGTGATAAAATTGCTCGTGCGGCCAAAAAGCCGAAGTTCGATGAGTGGACGGAGCGGTTCCACGACGGCGACGCTGAGCATGTGTTAGAAATGCTCGCGCCGATCATTCAGTCCTTTGAGCGCTCGGCGTGGCTGCTCGTTGGAGACTGCGAACTGCCACAGCGGATTGCGGAGCGATTGGGCTTGTACAGCAAGGAGTTCAAGCAAGGCTATGCCAGCCGGTCCAAGGAGAAGCTTGAAGCCGAGGGGGTGCCGTTTTTCACGTCAGATGCCATGTGGAAGGCGCGCGCGGCGGTAGAAACCGGCGATGTAGTCGAAGCATTAGCCGAAACGATGAAACGGGCCTGTGGCCTGAGTACGGAGATTAGTGATGCCAATTCCGACGCCTAGCGGTAGCGAAGAGAAGCCGGATTTCATCGACCGTTGCATGGGTGACGAGACGATGGTTGCCGAGTACGAGGAGGATGACCAGCGCCTTGCCGTCTGCGAACAGGCGTGGTCGGACGCCGAAGAGGCCCGTGGGAGAGGTGTAGCCGAAGACAAGGTGCAAATCCGCGTGCTGACGGGCTCTTTGGCCCTCGAGGAACCCCAAAAGCGCGCGGAGGACAAGGCATTGCGGAAAATCGTGGGCTATCCCGCCGTTTTCAACAGCACTACCGAGATTTGGCCGGCGTACACCGAAGAGGTGGCGCCCGGCGCATTCGAGCGAACGCTTGCTGATGGCACCGACGTGCGCGCCCTCGTCGACCATATACCCTCGCAGATTCTCGGCCGCCGCAAGGCGAAGACTCTATCGCTTGCAGAGGACGCTAAGGGCCTCCGATTCGTCATTCAGCCGCCGAATACGAGCGTAGGGCGCGATATCGTCGAGAATATCCGCCTCGGCAACGTGGATCAGGGCTCATTTGCGTTTTGGGTCCGTTCGGAAGAGGTATCACACGGGGACGATGGCGGCGAGCATCACCGATTGACGGATCTCGATCTATTCGACGTGTCGGTCGTGACGTTCCCCGCCTACGAGGACACGGTCGTCACACTCCGGCAGTTCCGGTCTTCTCAGAAACGTAGGTCTAGCAGAATCGTGGTGCCCGACTTGAAGGGCGCCCAAGGCATTCCCGACCCTGCGAAGCGGCCAGAACCCAAGAAGGCGGCGCCCAAAGAGGTCCAAAGGACGGATGTCGACGCTGACACGCACCACCGGCTCGGCCGATTAGGCGATGCGATCGCAGGGGCAGACGAGACCCTGGCGAAACGTAAAACGACTTGACAACTCCGCATTCGCGGTGTATGGTATAGATTGAACAATCGAATAGGCGGTTTTGCGCGGCGCCCGTGGGGTGTTGGCGCCTAACCGTAACAGCGAATTCAGCATACCCGTGGGGCGTGTTGACCGCTCGGCAAGTTACTTAATGTGACGTGCCGGACGATCAGCACGTCCTTTTGCATGCGCCGAGCGGTCTCCGGCACCTAAACGGAGACATGCTAATGCCGGTGCAGACCATCCAAGAGCTCTACAGCGAGCTTGATCATAAGCGTAGGTCGCTAAGCGATCTACGGACCAAGATCTCCCAAGAGGGCCGGAATTTCACTCCATCCGAAAAGGAGGAACAAGACACCCTGGACAAGGAAATGGCCGCTCTCCAGGTGGACATCAAGGAACGCGAGGAAACCGAAGAGCGGCTGAATCGGATCGCAGTCCAAGAAGAGGAGCTGCGGAAACCGCGGGAAACGGCGAGCCCGTCGGAAGACGGTGACCCGGGGCTTGTGCCCCTGGCCCGCCGCGAAGACCTGCCCGCCGTCTACCGGCGCCATGGAAAACTCAAAGCGTTCGTCAATGCCGATGGAACGCCCGACGAGCGCGGGGCCTACCGGATGGGCATGTGGTTGGCCGCATCGCTCGGCAATGAAAGCGCGCACCGCTTCTGTATGCGTAACGATATCGTGGTCAATACGCGGGCGATGTCGGAGCACATCAACACGGCCGGCGGTGCTCTCGTGCCCGACGAATTGGGCTCCCGGATCATCGATCTACGTGAAGAGCACGGCGCGTTTCGGCGCAACACGTACATCGAACCGATGGCGAGCGACACGAAGAGTATCACGCGGCAGACAGGCGGCATGACGGCCTACTTCGTGGGCGAAGGTGATGACCATACCGAGTCGGATATGTCGTTCGATACGATCAAGCTCGTAGTCAAGAAGCTTGTGGCTGCGACGCGGATCAGTAGCGAACTCGAAGAGGATGCCATCATCAGTGTCGCCGATCGTTTTGCGATGGATGCGGCGAAAGCGTTGGCCTTGAAAGAGGATCAGTGCGGGTTCAACGGCGACGGCGCTCAGACATTTGCCGGGATATTCGGCGTTTGCAACAAGATGGAGGCAAACACGGGATTTGCTGGCGTTTACACGCTAAGCCCCATCGACTCGTTTGCGGAGGTGGATAATACACACATCGCAACAGTCATGGCGGCGCTGCCTGGATACGTGCTCAATCCGAAATGGTACGTGTCGTCTGCCGGTTGGGCGATGGTATTCCAGCGCCTGGCAATAGCCGCAAACGGCAATACGCTTTCGCAGCTTCAGGGTGGGCCGATCACTCGTTCCTATCTCGGCTATCCGATCGAACTCGTTCAGGTGATGACGACTTCGCTAACGGCCACGGGCACGAACGGCAAAACCATGTTTATGTTCGGCGACTTGGCCGAAGCGTCCACGCTCGGCGATCGTCGCGGACTAACGCTCAAAAGGTCAGACGAAAAGTACTGGTCAAGCGACGAGATCGCGATGAAGGCTACGGAACGTTTCGATATCAACGTCCACGATATCGGCGACGCAACGGATGCCGGTCCGCTCGTTGGCATGGTTGGCCTGACGTAAGCCGGAGGCATGAACGATGAGCGAATTTGTTTTCACCAAACCGTACAAGAGTTGGTCTACGGGCGATCGGGTCGAGCCGCACCAGGTCTTGGCGCCCAATGAAACGCGGGCGCTGCGAGAGAACGGGACCATCGTTCCGGCGGACAGCCGCGAGGCGCGCAAGGCGATGGCCCCGCGACCGGTAAGCCCTAAGCCGCCCAAGGTTGAGTCTGAGACAAAAACGTTGCCGAAGACGGCCGGCACGGCCTACACGGCTACGGCTGCGCCCAAGAAGAAGGAGCCATAACGTGATTCACGGACAAAATGCAAAAGTAGGGGCGTTGATCGTCCCGCAGTCCCTTGCGTCGAATTCGACTGCGAGCGGCTACATCGACTGCCGAGATTGGGATTACCTCGAGGTGGACCTGGTACTCGGTACGGTCGCGGCAACGACTAGCATTACGAAGTCCATCGCACTCAGCGAGTCGGACACGACCGCATTCGTTGCTACCGACGTGATGACGGCTTTCGTCGGCAGTGCGGCGACATCGGCTACGGTTGGCTTTGTCTGGCCCACGGTTGCCGTTACCGCCGGTTCGCAGATCATCCGCATGGGCGTCGATCTACGAGACCGTAAGCGCTACATCGAGCTGTATTGGGGTTCACCTGCCGTAGCCCAGTTGGTAGGTGCAACCGGGCGATTGAGCCGCGGGGCCGTTTCGCCCAATACGGCGTCCGAGGCGGGTGCCGTGAAACTCATTTTGGGGTAGAGCGGCTGTGACGCGCGAATCGTCAGAGCAGAGCGGCATCGGCATGGATGGCGTGTGGCTAGCGAGTTACCCACGCTCGGGTGTCACGTTCTTCCGCCATGTGTTCGAGCGGATGTACGGGATACCCACGTGGACGCTCTACGGCAGCGAAGATAAGATCACGGGGCTGTTCAAGAGTGAACGCCGCTGGCCCTGGCAGGCCGATGGCTCTCTGCCGTTGTACGTCGTCAAAACGCACTTGGTTGACACGGCGGCTACCCGTGCGCGGGCGATACACATCGTTCGCGACGGCAGAGATGTAGCCGTGAGCCTCGCCCATTATGCCCGCGACCAACTGCAGCGCACGGAGCCGTGGAACGAATTGCTCGACATGGTGTGTCGCGGGAAGGGAACACTCGGTCATTGGGGCATACACACGCTCGTGTGGGCCGGGCGTGCGGCCCCAACGGCTTACGTGGTGTTCGATGACCTGATTCGCGATCCCGTAGAAACAGTACGTGCAGCGGTCGATACGCTCGACTTGGGCATAGCGCCCGTGGGGGTGTTCGATATTCCGAAGTTCGACGACTTGCACAAGCTGCGGCCTACATTCTTCCGTAGCGGTGCAGTAGGCCAGTGGAAAACAGAGATGCCCGAAGCGCTCCAACGAACCTTCGGCGAGGTTCACGGCGGCGCGCTGGATTGGTTTGAGGAGTTGTGTGATGAGCGAGGCAAAGGAAGAACCGCGGTTGGTCCAATGTGTGCCGTGGCTTAACGGTTGCGCGAGTAACGTCTACACTCAGTATGGCGAAGACGGGCTGATCGCAGCGATTCTCGAGAAAATCGGCACCACGAACCGCTGGTGTTTCGAGGTCGGGGCTTCTGACGGTGTGACGTTGTCGAATGTGGCGCTGCTGATCGGTAGTGGTTGGCACGCTGCGATGATCGAGGCTGACCGCGATCGCTTCCGTCTTCTTGCTAAGCGATACGATGGGAACACACACGTCAAGGCTATTTGCGAGCGCGTGTTCCCGTGGACGTTTGAAGCCGTGCTGGCGAAAGCCGGTGTACCGGAAGACCCCGATGTTGGCGTCATCGACATCGATGAGCAGGACTTCTGGCTCTGGGCGGGAATGCAGCGGTGCCGGCCGCGGATTATGATCGTCGAGTTCGGCCTTGGCCGTCCCGTCGATCAGATACCGCCCTTGTCGAATGAGAATCGGGAACCGATTCGGATCATTCAAGCAGGACGGAACATGGTTCATTATTTAGGCGTCTCGAAGGGCTATTGCCCCCTGGCGGTGACCGAGTGCAACATCATTTGGTGTCGTGGAGATTGTTTGGAGAGCTAGGCCGGCCTTGCTCACACACAGCCCTGGCAGGTGCGGTCCTTGTGGCCGCTCTGCTGGGGTGTGATGAGCGGGCCCGTGGAGAACTGATTGTGTGTGAGAGCAAGGGCGAGACGGTAGAAACGATGTCGGATGGGGAGTGGCAGGCGCAGGTAACGGGCAAGGTGATAATGGCGCCTTCGGATCGGATCTCGCCCATCCGCCTGAACCTCGGTGGCGGTAAGTTGCAGATCGATGGTTACACGACGATCGACCGCAGTGTCGGCACGGAAGTGTTTCCACTCGCAGGGTACGAGGACGGCAGCGTGGACGACATCTATGCTTCGCACGTCCTGGAACACTTCAGCCACGCAGACGTGCCCAAAGTTCTGGAACATTGGTGCAAGAAGCTCAAACCCGGCGGGCGGCTTCGGGTTGCCGTGCCCGACTTGGGATGGATAGCCGACAAATACATCAAGGGCGAGCCCATCAACACCGTCGGTTTCCTCATGGGTGCGCAGACCGATGAGAACGACTACCACAAGTCCATTTTCGACGTCGAATATCTGCGCGAGAAACTGATCAATGTCGGGATGGAACGGATCGGCGAATTCAAGTCGGAATATGCCGATTGCTCTGCGCTGCCGGTTAGCCTGAACCTTCAAGCCTTCAAGCCTACAGCGGTCGAATTGGTGCCGGGAACTGTCGCGGCCCTGTTGTCCGCCCCGCGGTTCGGTTCCATCATGCACTTCAAGCACGTAGGTATCGCGTTGGGGCTAATGCGGATTCCGTACTACATGGCCCAGGGCGCCTACTGGCACCAAGTGCTTTCGGAGCAGTTGGAAAAGCTGCTCGACAGCGGTGCCGAGTATATTATCACGATCGATTACGACAGCGTATTCGGACGCGACGAAGTGGCCGAGCTATGCCGTCTGTCAAGGGCATGCGAAGATGCCGATGCGATTTGCGCACTTCAGATGAAGCGGTGTTCCGGGCACGCGATGTTCGGGATGTTGGACTCGGATGGCAAACCCCGCGGCCGAGTCAACGCGGCGGACTTCGACCGGAACCTCACGTCCATTGTCAGTGGGCACTTCGGCCTGACGATCTTCAAGGTATCTTCGCTCAAGGCGTTCCCGCGTCCGTGGTTTGCGTCTGAGCCCGACCACCGGGGTCAGTGGGGAGAAGGTTCGCTACACCCGGATATCTGGTTCTGGAGGTCATGGCTCAAGCATGGCAACAAATTGTATCTCGCAAACCGCGTACCGATCGGGCACATGGAAGAGGTGATACGCTGGCCGAGCACGACGTTGAAACCTATTTACCAATCGCCCGGCGATTACAATGACAACGGTATTCCTGCGGAGGTTGTGCGATGAAAGCACGTCAGCAACGGTGGCCGAGAACAATGATGGTCGACGAGACGGCTGAACGCGCCGTCAAGCCGCCGCCGAAGCCGCGAAAGCGACGACGCCCCCGAAAGAAGGTGAAAGCCAATGTCGGTTAGCGCCCTCTACGTTTTGAAGCTATTGGCGACCGAGACGCCCGATCAGGGCCTGGACAACGTCACCGATGTGCCGATGGACCATGACATCGGCGTCGTGAACGGAACGCTCACTGCATCCTCTACGGTCCCGGCAACCAAGCCCTTCAGCGACACGATTTCCCTAGCTGCCGGGTCCGCTAGTCTCGACCTGACCAGTCTGGCCGGTCCATCTGGTACAACGATCACCTTCGATGGCCTCAAGGTCCAGTTGGTCAAAATCAAGTGTCCGGCCACGAATAGCGGGGGCGTGACTTTCGATGTGGGTGCGGCCAACGGCTACAACTTGTTCGGGGCCGACAATGCGAGCAATGAGAGTATCGAAGTGATGCCAGGTGGCGCAGAGCTTCGCTACATCCCAAACAACGGCGAGGACGTGGACGCGACACACAAAAACATCGACATCACGGGCACGGGCACGGATGTATTTCAGATTGAATTGGTTGCAGGCTAATGGCGAACCCCGAACTAAGCGCTGTCCCTGGGGCCGAGCCGGTCCTGCTCGAAGATGTGAAGGCGCACCTGCGCGTCAAGCACACGGGCGAAGACCCCCTGATCCAACGTCAGATTCGACTCGCCCGCGAGTACGTCGAGGCCGTCAGCCATCGGCAATTGATAGAAGCGACCTGGATTCTCTACCTCGATGCGTTCCCCGCAATCATCCGACCGCCGTTACCGCCGCTGTCGAGTGTGACCACGCTGAAGTATTACGACCTCGATAACACGATTACGGCGCTGACCGAGAACACGGACTTTACCGTCGACTACAAGAGCGAGCCCGCTCGTATCGAGCCGGAGTACAACCTGTCGTGGCCATCGACGCGCGACCGATTCAATGCCGTTGAGCTGACCTACGTGGCGGGCTACGGCGCGGCGGGGACGGACGTTCCCGAGCCGTACATACAGGCCATACACCTGCTCGTTGCTAACTGGTACGAGAACCGCGAGCCGATCATCGTGGGAGCCATGGGCAGTGAAATGGCGAAATCGGTCAATGATCTGCTGTTACTGGACCCGATTTGGAAGTTCTGATGCGAGCCGGACGCCTGCGACACCTCGTGAAGTTCCGCCGGACGGTAGAAACCGACGACGATGACGGCACGGTGATTCCGGTCGATGAAGACGTCGAAGAGGCGTGGATTTCCATCGAGCCGCTGCGAGGACGTGAGGCAATCGAGGCGAAACAGTTGAGCCCGACGCTGACGCACAAAGTTCGCAAGCGACACGGCGAGACGATAACGCCGGACTGCTGGTTCGTGCATGACGGTCGGAAGGTCAATGTCATCGATGTGCGGAACATAGACGAGCGCGGCGAGATGGACGAGTTGCTTTGCGGCGTGGACCTGGGCGAGGACGAGGAATAATGGGCTACGTTCTGGCAGCACGATCGAGCGCGAATCGCACCCAACTGGATAGCGACCTGCCGTCCCGCTTGGCTGCTGCGACCCAGGCCTTGTACTGTATAGCCGTCGTCCGAGTCTCTAGCCGCGCGGGCTTGAACCATTCGGTGGGTTTCCTCGTTTTAGACACGATCCATGTCCTCATCAGAAACAAAATCGGGGAAAAGCTGCAACCGGAGCGTGATGCCCCAAGTGTTGTCATCTTCGAGCAGATTGGCCAACCAGTCGAATTCGGGCACGAGCAGATCGAAGGCGGCGCGGTTGCCGGCCGCATACAGCGGCTTCATCTTCGAGATAAGCTGAGTGATTCGTCCGCTCGCTTTCAGCTCTGGCGAGACGGCCGACGAATCGTAGCCGGCTTCAAGTGGTCCGGGCCGGCGGGGCATGTTGCCGGTACCGGGCATGCGTCGTCTACGCTCACGCTCGTAATCGGCCCGTCGAGACCGTGGCTCTGTCCGGGCACGGGTGACGGGGTCCAGGCTAAGATCAAACGGCACGGGCCCTGTCGCGCGGCAACGTCGCCGGTCCCGCTTAGCTGCTTTCGCCGTGGCTTGCTCTTCGGGCGTGGGCACGAACGCCAGGTGCAACGGCTCGTCAGTTGTCGTGCGGACGTACTCCGCAGACGCAGCGTCCATGTTCACCGTTACTCGTCTCAGGATGTTGCGGATCGTATTCATCGTTTTGCTCCTGTTTCCGGGGTTCCCTACTCTACTATAAGTGTACGGCATGTTGCCGTACCCGTCAAGCGGGAAAGTGGAGAAAATGGCTAATTCTTTCGTGGACATCAGCATCATTGGCGACAAGGAACTTGCCCGGGCACTCGCGAAGCTCCCCGACAAGGCGGAGGTCAAGGCTGTGCGCCCGGCTTTGCGCGCGTCTGCGAAGCGGGTCAAGCTGTTTGTGATCCAAGCGTTTTCGGGTATTCCAATCGGGGTCCGGACCGGACGCACGCTGACAGCCTGGATTGCCCAGAAGATCCACGCCATCCCCCGCAGGGGCGGCTGGATTGGGGCCGCGTTCGATTGGCCAGGGCGAGGCGAATTGGGCATCGCGCCGGGGGATGACTCGTTCTATCTTTTCGCTCTTGAATACGGCTCACTGGATAATCCCGAACGCCATCCGGCCTACGCGCCGGTACGCAGCACGGTGAACCGAGTTCAGAACCGTGAGTTGGCAACGATTGGTCGTGATACCGCTAAAGGCATCGAGCGCCAATGGAAACGATTGGCGAAAACCGCATGAGCATCAAGGCCGCATTAGGCTCGCATCTGGAACACAGCGTCACGGCCTCTGCGCGCTCGGAGGGCCGCGTGTACCTGAACATCGCCCGGGCCAAAGCCGAGATGCCGCGTATCGTGTTCACGCAAATAGGCGGTGAGCCCGCTCGGCACTTGTCGGCGCCATCCGGCCTGAAGCGGGCGATTTTCCAAATTGATTGTTGGGGTTCGACGCCGGAGGAGGCCGACGACTTGGCCGATGCCGTGCGTAGTGCGCTTGACCAGTATCAAGGCACGCTCGGCCACGGGAAGCATACGGCATTGGGCACGACCGTGTTCATCAGCGGTCCGCGCGATGACTTTAGTCCCCCGAAAAGCGGTGGACGTGTAACGAAGTTTCGGGCGTTGCTTGAGGCGATTATTTGGTATCGGGAGACGCTACCCGGATTGAACTGACAGGTTGATAGGGGCCGTCGCGCTTTGCGTCGGCTCGCAAGGCACGCTGGCTGATCACCGGTGAGGATGCCATGAACGTCGCTGCCTTCATGGGGCTGCACGTAATGCGTGCGGCCCTTTTCTTTAAGGAGACAGCGATATGGCGGCTGGTGACACAAGCGTAGGGACTGGCGCGACGCTAACCTTCGCCGGGTTCGTCGCAGAGATCACGAGCATCAGCATCGATGGTCCCGAGGCGACGATCGTTGACAAATCCCATCTCGGCAGCACGGTACTTCGCGAAAAACTTGCGGGTGACTTGTTGGAACCGGGAACTGTGACCGCAGAGGGTCACTTCAAGTCCACAATCGACGTTGACGCCGTGGTCGGGACAAGTGGTTCGCTGGTGATCGTTACAGGTTCCCCGAACACGTGGACCTATGCGGCGGCCATTATGACATCGTTTAGTGCCAACATTCCACTAGAGGACGTGGAGACGTTCACGGCCACCTGGCAGATTAACGGCGGCCTTACAGTGGCCGCGTAAGGAAACGTATCATGGCAAAGGGTGACACTGTACTCGGGACAGGCGCGACTTTCAAGTTCAATCAGCCCGCGCCCTCGCTTGTTATCGAGATCACGAGCATCAGCATCGATGGTCCCGAGGCGACGATTGTTGACACGTCGCATTTGGCCACGACGCCATTACGCACGAAGTTGGCGGGTGACTTATTGGAACCCGGTACGCTCACCGTTGAGGGATACCTGAAGAGCGACATCGACCCCGAGACCCTGATGGGGACTACGGACGACATAGAAGTGGTGACCGGCTCGACGAGCGTTTGGACGTGGACGGCTGCGATCCTCACCAGCTTCAGCGCAAACATTCCGCTTGAAGATGTGGAAACATGTTCGTTCACGTTTCAGTTGAATTCGGCGCTGACGGTGGTGTAGGAGTAAGACGTGCCCGACTTCGTAGACCAACCCGTAGAGATAGGCTTCAGGGCGTTGCAGGACGCGCTCCGCAAGCGCGGAACATTGAATGCCTGCGCGCTGACGATTCGGCACGTCGACTGGGAACCTTGCGGCCTCGTGTTCCTGGGGTTCGACGGGAACAAAAGCGATGACGGCCACTGCAAAGGCGTCTACCGATTCCGATTGGCGCAACCGCACAGCGATGCGGATCGTGATGTATACGACCATTCCCGTTTGCCAGGGTGGCAGACGGCAGAAGTTAGAGCAATGATGGCAATGTGACGGGAGCGAGACATGGGCAGTTTGACGAAACAGCAACTACTGAGAAAACGCAAAGTGAAGAAAGTACCGCTGCCGACTGTGGCGGTGAAGGGGGCGGACCATGTGTACGTCCGTGCCTTGAACGCAAGCGAGGCCATGGCGCTGGGGGACATCGCTGACGAGAATCCGGTAGATGGCTTAGTGGCGATGTGCCTGGCGGGCGTGTGCGATGAGCACGGTGCGCCGTTGTTCTCGGATGCTGACCGCGACAAGGTTCGAGAACTTCCGTTCGCCGTCCTGACCCGATGTGCCAACGCCGTGGTAGAACTAAACGAACTGACGGAGGACGGTAGCGCCGCGAGAAAAAAAGACTGAGAGACCCGATACGCCGATTCGCCTATGAGTTGGCGGGGCATATCGGCAGGTGGGATGTGGACGGGTTGCTCAACGAGATGCCGATGACGGCACTGTTGGAGTGGCAAGAGTATGCGAGTTTCCGGCCCATAGGTGAACGAGCAGCAGACGCACGAATGGCGTCGCTGTTGTGCATGGTCGCCAACATGATGAGCAAACGCGGCGCGACCAAGCGGAAGATCGAGGACTTTATGATCGCTCGCGAGCCAACGTTCAGGAAGCGACAGACCGCACAGGATATCGAAGCCGTGATGCAAGGGGCGCTCAAGAAACAGGAAGAGCGAAAGAGTGGCAACCGCAAACATAGCAGTCAGCGTTAAGGCGAAGACGGCAGCGTTTCGCAAGAAGATGAAGCGTGCGTCCCGCACTATCAAGAAGTTCGGTGCGGATGTCCGCACGCTGTCCACACGTATCGCCAAGTTCGGCGCGGTTATTGCAACGGTTGCGGCGGGTGCGATGGTGCTCTTTATCAAGCAGAGCATGGCGACGCTCGATGTGTTGGCGAAGACCTCGGCTCGGCTGGATATCGCGGCAGACAAGCTACGCGGCTTCGAGCGTATCGCCGAATTGACCGGCAGCCAGATCAAGACGCTACACAAGGGCCTACTGAATATGGCCAAGGGTATAGCGGAAGCTGCGGAGGGGACGGGAGAAGCGAAAGATGCGTTTGAAGCGTTGGGGTTGGATGCTGCGAAACTGATAGCAATGAAGCCGGATGAGATCTTTCTGCGGATCAGCGACGCACTCGAGAAAATACCGAATCGGATTCAAAAGATCGGAATCATGTCGGACATCTTCACCCTGCGCGGTGTGACGTTGCTCAATATGATGGAATTGGGTTCTGTGAAACTGCGCGAGATGTTGGCCGACTCCGTGCGGCTATCCGGCTCCTTCAGCAGGTGGGATTTAACGAAAATCGAAGACGCAAACGACGCCTTCAGCGATATGAAGCGTGCGTTACGTTCTATCGCGGATCGTATGGCTATCGACGTATCCCCCGGAATCCGGAAGATGTCGGAACTTACGACGGACTTTATTATCGACCTTCGCAACATGGGCTTCACGTTCGCTGATGTATTCGAGGGGGTCGCGAAGAGTATTCAATCCACTATCAAGTGGATGGCGCGGTGGACGGACGCTTGGGACCTCATGGTCTTGAAAATCCAAGAAAAGAAAATGACGTTCCGAGAACGCCTAGATGAGTTCTTGGCATTAACTATCGATGCGTTCTGGGGACGGGAGGTGGGCCTTGCGGCCCGCGGTGTTCTGGCTGGGAAACGCAAGCCACTGGGGGAAGACATCAACGCCCGTATCCTGGCACTGAGTTCTAGCATCGCCGAGACGGATCGACTGGCGAACACGATCGACACTTTCTTCAACGCGATCCGCAACGAGCTACGCGGCGGAACCGTGATGCAACAAGCGGGGAAAGCGATTGCTGAAGGATTCAAGCAGCACCCCTTCTTCCGGGGCCTGGTGAGTGTGGGCGAATCGCTACGTTCCGTCGTGCCCGCATTCGTGGGGATCGCTCGGTTTCTGGCGCCCTTCGCGTTTATGAATATACAACCGACTGCAAAACCCAAGCCTGCGGGCCTGGAGCTTCCCGCCCGCCCCGGCCAGTTCATGCAGATTTCCCCGAGCCGGTTTCACATACCGGGCATGACGGCAGCGGGCAAGCAGTCGGTCATGGACATAAGAGCCCACGTCCTTCTCGGGCAGATCGCGACGAACACCCGTAATAACGTGGCGGTTACAACCTGATGGCCCCCCCAATAAGACCTACACCGATCATAGTGCCACCGACGGGACCGGGCGACACTACGCCGTTCCTGATTAAACCCGGCGCAATGGAATTCACGGATCGGTTCGCAGGTCAGGAAGCAACGCTCACATTCCTGGTCGAGGATGTGTTTGGCGCCGGGCCGCAGGTACTCATGGATGCTTTGCGCGCCCCGGCCATTCCGCGGATTGGTGACTTGTTCGAGGGCAGCAACATTCTGGCGACGAGCCGCACTGTAACTAATGTCGAAGACTGCACGACGAAGTGGGAAGTGGTTGTTAGGTACGGCGAGACCCAAGGCGCTGGCGGCCCCTTCGATAACCCGCCGTCTGACCAGGTGCGTCCGACACTTGAACTTGACTCGACGGTCGTGATGAAGCGGACGAACATCGACGCAAATGGTGATCCTATTCGCATCGACGATTATCGCGCCATCGATTACGACGAAAACGGCGTGCCCCTGGGATTGAATCCTGAGCCCGAGCCCGCGCAAGGCGGCATGGTGGATGTGCCAGTCGTGTTGACGGTGCTTCGCTACATGCGTCGGGAATTGCCGATCGGCGCCCTCGGCAGCGTCGCTGATAAATCGAAGGCCTTTACGGGCAAAACGAACAGTGTTGACATCGATCGCAGCGGCGAGCATACGTGGTTATGTACCAGGCTAGGCGCGGTTACCGACGACAGGGGCCTGACGTACAACATGACGTATGAGTTTACGTTCGACATAGACCGCTGGCGTGCAACGGTCGCGTACATCGACCCGAAGACCGGTCAGCCGGGCGGGGGGATTGGTTTTCAGCCGACCGGCGTTATCAACGGCGTGAAGACGTTCCAGGTGGTAGGCAGCGCGGACTTCCACCTACTGGATCTGCACCTATGATTCAACCAGGAACGCTTCAGCGCTGGAGGATTGGTGAGGCTCTCAGGGCGGATAGGCTGAATCAGCCCGTGGACAAGCTTAATCGCATGGCTGGTGTTGGCCCCGCTCAGCAGGTCATCGGGCACCCGATACCGGAAGCGGTAGACGGTAGACCCACAAGGTTCGTGATTACGAATGCCAGTGACTTCGGGGATTACCTGGTGTGTAGTACGCCGTCTGGTGTGAGTGATGTATACGTTGCGAAACCGTGGGGCTTGCGTCGCACGCCGTTCGACGACATGCCACCTCGCAATGATATGACGTATGCGTATACGAGCAACACGAGACGCATCGCCACCCTTACCGTTGGAGAAGAGACCGAGACGGAGAACCAAGTAATCAATCCTCCGTGGCTCGTGGATGATGAGATTCTCGCCAATCTGGTGAACGGTGGAACGGGCGTCACGGCCCTATTGCCGGACGGCGAGGAAGTGGAGGTTCGCTGGGAGGCGCGCGACCACGGCCATGAATGGGCCGAGGAAGACGGGTAGAGCGGATGTCCACGAAGTTCGGAAGTTTCGCGAAGTCTACGCTAGGGGCTTTCATCGAATCGCCCCTGCGAGCAAGGGGAGCAAGAACGCGGGACTATGGTCACAGTTTCGGCGGCATGGGAGGCGCGTTGCGAGCGAATTATCGATATAGCTTCAGTGACACATGGGAGGTCAAAACGGCAGTGCCTTTGCCCGGCCGGGCCGTGGCGGCCGCTTTCAACTTCGCTGGCGGGGCCAACCTGGTCGGCGGCTCTAATAGGGACCTGCCGGAACTTCCGATGTTGAATGACCATGATCGTTATGTCAACGATGCTTGGATCTCACAGCTCCCGTTGGCGCACGCTACTAGCCGAATCGAGGCTGCGAATATCGGAGGGGCTGGGTACTGCTTCGGTGGGATTCGTGGCCCGTATCTGAAGGAAGTACTCAAGTGGAATGGTTTAGCATGGGCCACCGACACTGATATGTACACGAAACGGGTCTACCATAGCGCGACGGGGTACGGAGGCGCGGGATACATTATTGCAGGGGTAATTTCAGTCACCTTGCCGCCTCAAACTTCGAATGAGAGATTCGCCAATTCCACCTGGTCGGTGCGTCGGGATCTCCCGCCACCTGGACGCCTCCAACATACAGCCTTTCGCTTGGGTTCCTTTATACACGTTTGCCAGGGCAGTGATTGGGGCACAGCGTACCTATCCGACAACGACAAGTACAATGTCGGAGCCGATGCTTGGTCGGCTGATACGGACGTGCCGTTGCCCAGGCGACGACTTGCGGAAAGCTTCACATTGCGCAGATTTGGATATCTGGTTGGCGGGTCGGCAGATTTGTTTTTCCCATTCGGCTTTCTGGCGGATGTCGATCGCTTTGCGAATGCAACGTGGAAATCAGTTAGCAGTTTGCCCACACCAAGGGGCTGGCATGCGACGGCGGAGGTGTCGGCATGAACAGGGAGAGCATTCTGGAACTACTAGCCGATCATCAACGGTTCCATTCCACGTTCCAAATAGATTACTTCATCACCGCCGAGAGCGGAGGGACAGTCTATGGCATGTACAAACAGGCCCTCCGTGAGCTGGACAAGCGTTACCGTGGGCTGTTCGGCGCGGGCGGTCTGCTGCACGACCGCGAGGATCTGACCGATGAGCTGGCCGAGCTAGGCGGGCGCTGGTGGACTCGAATCTCCCGACGACGCCACGCACGGGTACAACGACAGTTACGGCGCAAGGAGGCGGCGTCGGTTGAGCTGGACCAGGTCATCCACGATTCGGCCCGCGAGTTCCTTCGCTTCTATCAGCAGGCGACCGCGCTGAAAGAGCAGATCGGCGAGCTGACGCACGAACGGCGCGACGAACTCGATCGTGACATGTGGCGGCACCGGCTCAAGAAGATGGCTGCACTTGACATCGCCGTGACCGGCGTGCCGAGCAGTAACACGCTTGAAGCGATTACGGCTACTCCGCTTGATTGGCGAACCGCGATTTGGACGGCGCTCCTCGGGTGGATGGCTGAGCCTCCTACGGCCGCCCAATGGCTGCACGATTACGAGTCGCCCATGCCGGCTCTACCGAATGCAGACGTAAGTGAGGCCGAGGTTGCTGGGCTACTTTCGGAAATACCATGCATGAACGACTCTGCTCCTGTTGTGGCGCCGCGTTCCGGTGGCGACTCCCCGGGCGCGGCGCCCTCGGGGCGCTTGCTTGAACGATCGGGTTTGCGTACAATGCTCAGTGTTACTGAACAACAGGTCTCAGCACAGGAGCAAGAGCATGTACGCAACGATTTTAGCGGTAGCGTTGGTTATCGGACAAGCGTGGCACGGGCGCGCCGAGGACGAACGGGAGAGCATAATGGCAAACACGCCTAGCCTATGGCAACCGGCTGACACCGATCTGAACGCGGCCGGAAACTGGACAGGGGCCGTTCCGGGTATCGGTATCGACAGCATCTTCGGCGACTACGGGCACGGCGACGCAACGACCGATACGACAATCGCGAACAGTGCAACCTTCGTCACGCGACCGGACTACAAAGGTAACATTGGGACTAGCGGAACTTTCGTAAATCATGGGCTCAATGTCAATCGGTGGGTCATTCGGCATCGAGGTGATTTCTACTGGGGCGGCCCGGCCGCGGCGTCGGGTCAAATGGTGATTGACCGCGGCATGGGCTCACAGGGCACATGCCAGCTCAAAGGCATTCTCACGCGGTTGTATGTGAAAAGTGGTGATGTGCAAGTCCTTTCAACGGGGACTTTCGCCTCTGCCACTAGCGGCACGTGGTTTCTGTTGTCGACCAATCAATCGCGCCTGACAATCGACGCAGCAGACGCGGCCGAGCTGCTACCGCTCGTAACGCGGGTTGATGCCGGGGTGCTGAATAACGCCAGAGACTACACGCAGTCCGCCCAAATGCTTCTGATCAACGGCGGCAATGTGCTGCAAACCGGCCTGCTACAAAACTCCATGATCGTCCGCATCTCGGGCGGGGTTCTCACATATGAACCTGCGAGTGATCCGGCAGCAGAGACGCCGATCATATTCGTTGACGGTGGCATTCTCGATGTGCGGGGGAGCCAGTGGGCAATACCGGCTCTAATCGAGATCGGTGTGGGCGGTGTGCTGCTGGGCAGCGCAATCGATAAAGTGTCTGGTTACTACGATTTAGATTTGAACGAGCCGTACCCATAGGGAATCAATTATGGCAGTTATCACAGTACCAAACGCCGACTGGACCGAGAACACGCCGGTTGACGACAGCGATGTGGTCGTGCTCGAGAACAACACGCTCGATATCGTCACGAACGTCGATCAGAAGGGCATCGACTACGACAGCGTCGTACTCAGTAAGGGGTGGCCGAAAACCCTCGGCACGTCGGGCTCCCCTGCACGCTGGAATGCGGAGATATTGCGCATACTGCACGGCGGCAATGCGTACATCACGTCGGACGATGATAATTCCGCTGGCGGCGGTGAGGCGATGGACGACACGTACATCGAGACGATGGAGCCGGGGAACATGATTTTCCTCACCAGTTCCGTCAACGCCCAACACGCAGATTCCGTATGGAACAGGATCGGCATCGCTCGTGGCGACGTTACGATGGAAGCCGCCATGGAGTTCGGGGCTGCGGCGACGGTGTCGATCGGTTACGTCAACAATATGGGGGGCGATGTGACACTGCGGTTGACGACCGAAACCGGTAACGGAAACGCCTTGCCGAATCTGGTCGTTGGCGCCGGGCGCGTGTTCTGTACCAAGACGGTGACGTTCTGCAGCATCACCAACGCGCACATGGAGGTCGATACCAAGCCGATAGTTACGCTCGTCATCGGCGCGAGCGCGACAGTCATCTACAAGCACACGGTGGGTACGACGATTCACGTGAAACGCGGCGGGACGCTCGACCTGCGTGAACGGCGCGGCGAGCAGGCCATCACGCAAATTCAGGCGGACATGGGTAGCATGGTCCTGGGCTACGACGACAAGTTGCATAACGGCTTGTTCCTGGATAACCGGTAATGCCGATCAACCCGTTTACGATCATCAAGCGCCGACGTAGCGGTGATGGCGACATGGCGACGGTCACCGCCGACGGGCCGAATCCATCTTTCACGTTCGACACCCCGTTCGTGTTGACCGCGATTCGCGCGTGGGCAACGGGTGGAGCGGGCAACGCGGACCTGACGATCTATCAGAAGATAGCCGCCGAGCGGTCCGGCGTTTTCGACAAGACCATTAACATCATGAGGAACTTCGGTGCGACGCACCGTTTCTTTCACTGGCGCATTCAGGTTACCGATGAGCATCACTGGGTCTTCGACGCGGGAGATTCCATCGTGCCCAATTGGACGAACCCAGATCCCGGGAACATGACATGGGCGCTTCAAGTTGAAGTGCGATATCCGACCCCTGCCGAGTTGACGGAGTTGGCGGAGGCGGCGCAGGTTGGAGTAGCACTATGACAGAAGCAATGACGTCCGTAGGTGTCCCGGGGATTCTTGCGTATCTGCTCGTGCGAGAGGTCTTCGCCTTCGTCAACAAGCGGCGTAACGGACGTAACGGACGTAACGGCTGTCCGAGCGGAATGCGGCGCGAACACGCAGTGCTGCTGGCACGGCACGATCAGTCGTTGGTGGACGTGCGTGAAGACTTCAAGGAAATCAAGCGGCGCCTTGAACGGATCGAAGCGCATTTAGTGAAGAGGGGCTAACGCTATGGCGAAACACGTAGACGGAGGCTGGGCCAAAATTGCAACGGTGTATGTCGCCCTCGCCCTGTTGTTCCTCGGGCTCAGCTCGTGGGTAGGCGCAAAGGCCGTACAGCGGACCGACACCGAAACCACGTCCCCATCGAGCCCGGCGAACAACGTTGGGTACGAGCCCGTAACGCCGGGCGATTGGACGACCGTGCCCCGCGAAGTGGGTACTGCGTTAGATGCACTTGCGGGGCGTTCTGTAGGTGGCGGCACGGGTTCGATGACGACGGTCAAGTCCGGTGGCGTCCAGGTGGGCGGCGCCGACATCGTGACGCTCGACTTCAGTTCGGTGTTCACCGTGGCCGAGGCGCCGGACACGGAGATCAACATAAGCATTCCCACCTCCGTAACCGCCGGGGCGACCCTGGACGCTGCTGCCCTCGTCGTGGGCGACGGTGCGCGCGGCTTGTCCTCGGTCGGCATCAAGGCCGCGGCCACTACGCTCACGGGTCTGAGTTTGATCCGGGCCGATACGGGGGGCGCCGATCCGAACCTGTTGGTCCTTAGCTCCGCAGGGGACTCAGCAGTCAACTATTTCTCGCTGGCCAATCACGTCACCGGGAATGCGCCCATCATGGCCGCCAGCGGCGAAGCGAACACTGGTCTACAATTCTGGGACAGCAACAGCCGCGAGATAGTGGTGATGGCCTCCGTTGCGTCTGCCGTGAACGAACTCACGATCGCCAACGCGGCGACGACGAACGATCCGAGCATCACGGCTAGCGGCGAGACGAACGTTGGCATCATAATCGCGTCCAAGGGTACGGGCGTGGTCAGCGTGCCGGGCGTTGGCACCGGGGGTTTGACAGACTACGATCTCACGGTGGGCAACACATCCGACTATGGGATCATGCAGGTCGGCAACTTCTCCGTTGGCAGGTCATCGTACAAGGCGGGTGCAGTCGATTTCGATGGGACCGTACTGTTCCGAAACCTGTCAGCTCCCGCGACCGGTCCCGTCGAGTTTGCATTTGCCATGACCGGGGGTACTTCATTGCGGTTCGCCATCGCTAAGGCGGCCGTGGGTAACGCGACCTACAACTCCCGTTCGCTTCTGTGCGCCGGCCCGGCACCCGCGAGCACTGCGGCGGTTACCGTGGCGCATTGGCAAGGCACTGGCATCTTCGACAACCTGGTGTGTGATACCGCAGGGGATGGAGCCGACCTCGGCGTACAGAACGATCTAGAAGTCGAAGGGGACATTTTCACTGACAGCATCCTCGAAAGTACGACCGCGGCCGGTGTGACCATCGACGGCGTGCTACTCAAGGACGGGGAGGTCGACGGACGGAACGTGGGCGATCTCCTTGCCTTTTTCAACGGCACGTTCATCGAGAGCTTCAATGCCCTGGCCACGAGCGACGGCGCGACCGTGACGATGTCCATCGAGCAGGATGGCGGCGGCGATCTGACGATGAACTTCTCCGATGGGCAAACGATACTGGACTGTACGCCCGCGGCCACGATTGCACTGACCGCGGGTTCGGACACTAGCCCTACAGACAACTTCATTTATGTGCTCCAGAGCACGAAGGTGCTCACGAAGTCCACGTCGGATTGGCCATCCGCTGAGCACATCAAGGTCGGGTTTTTCTTGGCTCCTTCGGCGGGATTTGTCCAGACGAAGGGTGTGTATATCAATCACAATACCAATGATCACGCCCAGGGCACTAATGGCCAGGGTCACCTCGTACACATAACCGAACGATTACGGGCTGACCACGCCATTTATCGATCCGGTGGCGACCTGACAATAACCATCGGTGGCGGGGGTACGACGGTAGACGTGGCGGTGACGGCGGGTGTTGTACGTCAGATGCACAAACATGCGACACCTGCAATGGATACCGCTACCGGCGATGCGATCCTGATTCTCAATCAGAACGGAGCGGCATTCGATCCGGTTACGGACCTGGAGCTGCTGACGAACGATGCCAACGGTGTGGCAGTCAAAAAGTATTTCAACTGGCTGATTGCTGCGGTAGCCAACAAGGGCGGCGAGTATTCGCCCTTGATAATGAATCTGCCGACCGGTAGCTATAATAAACAACAATCCGCTGAAACGGATGTGGACGGCTACGATGTTTTCGGGCTGCCCAGTGAGTATGATGTTGAGTCCGCAACCGGGTTTCTCATAGCTCGCGTGACTATGAGCAAAATCGGCGGCACTTGGGCACACGTGTCTACCGTTGATCTCCGTGGAACTAATCCACAATCCGCGACCGGTGGCGTCGGCGGGGTGACAACGGAATTCGCCGACAACGCCTGGCATCTCTTCGATGAGAGCGACGTTACCAAAGAGATGGATTTTCAGCTGTCGGGATTGACGACCGGGAACACGCGTACAATCACGATGGCGGATGCCGACGTCGATCTCTCGCAGATGGTGACGCTCACCGGCACCCAGACCCTCACGAACAAGACACTGACGACGCCGACGATCGGGAGTTTCGCCAACGCAGGCCACACCCATTTGAACGCCGCGGGTGGGGGAACCGTAACCGAAGCCGCAATTTCCGACCTGGGTGCGTATCTAGAAAACATCGTCGAGGATACAACCCCGCAGCTTGGGGCCGACCTGGAGTGCGAGGGCTTTCGGCTGAACAATTGGGAGCGAATGGTCGGAACCTTCGACGGGAACTCCTGCAAGGTTACGCTGAACACGTATGGTACAGCGGCGCGATTCGGTATATGGGATACGAACACGGCGGGTGGCTCGCTGGATACGCCTACAGCAGTTGGATCGACTCGGACCATTGGCCGGTTCAACATGAAGGGGCACGACGGGACGTCGTTTGTTTCAACGGCTAGGTTAGAGGGCATTGTCGACGGCACGGTAACGACCGGCACGGTGCCGATCTCGTTGGCCTTTTCAACGGGCACGACTACTCCGTTAGTGCGTTTTACGCTCCGGAGCGACGGGCATACGCAAGTGAGTGATTCTCGAAGATGGCAGTTCCGCAACGCCAACAACGCCGTTTGGTCGCCCGGGACGAACACCCTCTCGCTGCTAGGGGGTGGAACGTTGCGGCTTGACTTGACCGCCAACACATTGCAATTCTGGAAAGACGACGCAACTGCCATCGGGACAATCGACTGCAATACCCTGACCGAGATGAAGATCCAATCGGCCAACACTTCCGATCGAATCCGGATCGACAACACGGGCGTCGGCATCAACGGTGCGGCGGGTGTCGCTCCTCCGACGTACACGGTGACCAATCCATCGACCAGCCGTTCGTTGGATGTGTCGACTGCTACGCTTGCCCAGCTACGCGCTATCGTGGGAACCATGATCGCGGATCAGCAGACGTTCGGGGCATTTCAATGACTCCAGAACAACAGCAACTCGAGCAGGCCATCGCGAACGTGAACGAAGTCGTGGGCGATGTGCAGTGCAATCGGGACGTGGGCAACATCCTCTATGCCGACTGGCAGCTCATCGTCGAGACCGCGTGGAAGGGCGCCCAGCCGGAGACCCCGGCGGAGGGCGACGGGGCTACCTGAGCCACGCTCGCAGGAATGGCAGGATTGTCTCGCGTATCCATTCGCTCACCGGGCGGCCTTTGCGGGCCTTGTCGACCGCTTCGCGTTCAACCTTCGTGAGCAGGACGTAGACCTGCTCGGTGAGCTTTTTATCGGGGTTAACTCGGGGCCGGGGCATCGGTGGTCCCTTCGGCCTTTGCGATGGCGGTTTCGACCTCCCGTATCAGAGAGTCTTGTATCGACTCGCCGCTGGCTCTCATCGCCGTGAATTCAACGAGTGAGCGTTTGCACGCCGCTAGCAGGTCGGGGGCTGCAAGGTGGAGCGGGCACATGTCGATGGCGAGCGTCTTCGCGTCGTGTTCACGCACGATGCAACCGCAGCACACTACGGTTGCGATTGATTTCATCGCGGCGTATTGCTGCACGGCGCCGGCGTAGCCCTCAAGCCACATTGCCTGTTGTTCTTGGTCCAGGAACTCAGGGGCAAGAACCCGCATCCGTCGTGGGTCTTGCGAACTGGTCGCATCATCGGGCACAACAGCCAGCCATTGCTGTCCTTCTTCGGTGGCGTATCCTTTGCCTTGAATCGTCTTCATCGTCTCGTCTCCTATGCGCCGCGGGGCGGCTGGGTTAGTCTGACGGCATGACCTTACGCCACACACGCCTCTCGTAGTATTGGCCGGGCTCATCCACGAACTCGATACGACCGTCCCACCATTCATCGTCGCAGCGATCGAGATCAGGCTCTCTGAGCACCGCAAGGCCCTCGTTATCTGCTCGCGTTATCGGATCCTGGTAGACGGCCGTGATTACCGGGGCCCAATCCTCAGTGGCATCTGGCAATTCGGTGTTCCGCAACCGTGGGTAGTCTGCAATCGTCATCACATCAGTCCTCCGTAAATCGCCGCCGCGGCCAGGACGCAGAGGTGCGCCACGAGCCAGACGGCTAGGTGTTTTAGGTCGTGGCGGATCATTCGGGCTTCCCCTCAATCACGTAGGTTTCGCCGTCGCGAGTTCGGATCGCCAGAGAGGCGCCGTCCTGCCAGGACATGTACAAGTAGCTCGGCACGTGCAGGGACGCTAGGACCATGCTGTTGAACTCATCGGGCGCTGTTCGGGCGGCGACGTCAATTGCCCGTGCCAAACGATCCGGCTTCAATGATGCGAAGGATTCGTTGAGTTTGCCCTGCATCTTTAAACGATACGTGTGGGTTAGCGGTTTCATCCCGCCATTTCTCCTGTTGGCTCCCTCGTCAGTGCCCGTCGCCAGGCGGGCAGACGGCCCGGAGGCCGTTTCGGGTTAGTTGACCTTGAAGGTAAACCAGTAATTTGAGTGGACATCGACGCAGAATTCATGTCCGCATTCACCGACGCCGTAGTCCTGAAGGCGGGCGCCAGGAAAGGTATCCAACCGACGGCGGGCAGCTTCGATGTCGCAGGGCTTGCCGACGAAGCCGCCATGTAGGGTGTAAACCTTGCAGCTATGGCCGGCCGCAAATACCTCGCTGATCTTCTTCGTCCGGTTCGTTGCGATTGTTTTTTCCGTTGTCATTTTGTCGCTCCCGTTTTCGTTGTCTCGTGTCGTCCTCATCACATCTAAAGTATACGACATTAACCCGGCCCTGTCAAGCGGAATCCCGAATAAATATCGGATAGTTAATGTTCGGGAATGGGGCGGGGCTACAGAATAGGCGGTCGGCCAGGTCCGCCACGCCGCCAGGGTTTAGAGCCGGTACGTGCCCGTGACGTCTTCGCCGCTTTTGCGGCACATTCCCGACAATGCCACGCCGTATGCAGCGGCCGGTGTCCGCATCTAGTACAAAGACCCCGCGCCCGCTTCCGGTCGGAATAGCGTTGGTAGCGTTCAATCGCTGACATCATGGGATATTTGACCGCTTGCGGGCGAATGTCAAGAAAACCACAAAAAGATTTGCATCTGACCGAGATGTGTTGTAGGGTTGTTAGTGAAGGAGACCGAAATGCCGCAGGTATTTGTAACAGAAGCGACACACCAACGATTGACGAAGGTGAAATACGCTGGTGGCTGGGCGAGCTTTGAGGTTGTAATCGGCAAGGGCCTTGATTTGCTCGAGCAGGCCGGAACGCCCGAATATGTCGTCAATGCGAAGCCGGTAGATGTTCCAGGTGAAACACCGGAGTCGCCACAGAATGCCCCTGCAAGCCCATAATCCATGCTGGCCGCGCGCTAGCGGGAGCGCAAAGCGGGGTCAATTATTCCAATTCCTATGTCGCTGGATTATTCCAACGGCGATATTGCCAGAACCGCCCCGCTTAGTGGGACAAGCGCGCGGCATCTGCGCGGCTGGCAGACGCCCACCCGAGCCCCACGGCTCGCGCCTGCTGGCTTTGGCTCGCCGCGCTGGGCCTTTGGGGCGTCGAAACGCGGAGGAGGGCAGGATGAATCATCGAGTCGGCACCATTTTCAAGAGCCACGGACGAAAGTTCTGCATCTTCGGAAAGGCTTGGCACCCCGTCGCCAAACGGCTGGAGTATCGCTGCCTTGAGATAGACCGTCCAGGTGCGCCTCTGTGTGTGACCGCCGTTTGGGTCAGCTCTGGCCACCTCATTGAGCCGACCGACTACGACCTATTCGCCGCCGCGACGTGTTGGCGAGCACGGGCGCAGGATTGCAAGACATACCTAGCGCGAGCGCGACTCGAACGAAATCGGACAACTTGGTTTGGCATGGCCGTGCGTTACACGGCACGCGCCAAGAGGCTGGAGCGTTTGGGCGCTGGAACGCGGAGGAGCACATGACGACCCATAAGGCAGGCGAGTGGGCAGACAATCACCTGGTGGGCTCGCAGGCGGGGCGGATATGCGGCCAGTCCCAGGCCGAGGCGAACGCCTCCCGAGCGGAATCGCATGAGAAGATGCGATCCGGCCCGCCCCAAGCGACCCCTGAATTCTCAGCAGATCAACTGAAGGGGATGGGCTATGTCGGTCTCTACTGGAAAGAGGACAGCCCCGCCCCAACCGCACAGGAGCCAAGACGATGACGATTTGGAAGTTTCCGTTTAAACCCCATGACGGCGTCGTGATCGAGATGCCAAAATGTGCACGCCCGCTGTGTGTGGCGATGCAGCACGACCAGCCATGCCTATGGGCAATGGTCGATCCCACCGCCCCGAAAGAGCGACGGGAGTTCCGGCTTGCAGGAACGGGCCATGACCTGCCCGATGTCCTGAAAAATGTTCGGTACATCGGCACTTTCCAAATGCACGAAGGCGAGCTGATCTTCCATCTTTTCGATCCGCACGTACAGGAGCCCCATGATGACTGACTTAGTCCGAATCCCATCCGGCGGCGCGCTGGATTTGCTAATACTGGCTGGTGAACGGCACGGCAAGGCCACGTTGGCCGACCATCCCGACGGCGTGCGGATTGAGGCTGGCGGCCGTTTCCACGGATTCGTCCCCCTCAAGCCCGACCCTGAACGCGCCGGTGTGCTCAAGGAGCGGGAGCGGTGCAGGCGGTGCGTGAAAGACGAGATGGATAAGGCGACCGCAGCGCACGATTGCCCGTCGGCCCACAAGTTGGGTAAAGCTCTCGCCGCCATCGACGCCCCGCCCGAGCCGGAGAGGAGCGAGTTCAAGAGGGGATACGCGATGGGCGCGATCCACGTGCAGAAGCTGGCTGCCCAGATCGCCTATGACAAACGATTGGCAGCCATACGGACTTGCGAGGATCCAGCGGCGATGGCGTGTCGGCAAATCGAAGATGCGATTCGTGACATCAGTACGGAGCCCGCCCGATGACCTACCAAGGCGATCGGCGACGGCTCGCAGCAATCAGTCGGGAACGGTCCCTTCCCGGGGACATGGAGGAATTCGAGCAGCAGCTCGCCGCGTGCCGGGCCGAGCGGGACAGGCTGCTGCGGATGATGGAGCAACACGATGCCTACGCCGTGATTGACACACTGTGCACGATAGTGCGGCACGACTGCGGCCGCTGGCACATTTACCGTGGG